GCTATCGAACTAGTAGCGTAACGCTCTTCTCTCGGTGTTGGGGAGGTCTGTGATTCGTTCCGCTCCCCTCCACTGATTATTTTTATATGTATAGCTATGGCTTTAACGACTAAATTAAACGCAGTAAATATAATCATCAGTGTTATCGGGGAAGCCCCCGTCAATTCACTTAGAGGCACTACTGTTCCGTTAACAGCCATACAAGCCGAGGATGTCCTCGATGAGACCAACAAAGCTATACAGTCAGAAGGTTGGCACTTTAATACGGAGCACGAGTATCCACTTACTCCCAATGCTTCCACGTCTAAGATTAGTCTACCAAGCAACACGCTAAAGGTAGACTTAGACCCATCCATTTATACAGACAGCGATCCAGTTCAGCGTGGGCTTTCGTTATACGATAGAAAGAATCACACATATGAGTGGACCAAAGAAGTGAAAGCTTCGATTACTTTTGAGTTAGACTTTGAAGAACTCCCCGAACAGTTCCGTCATTACATCACCGTTAAATCAGCTCGTATCTTCGCTAATCGATTCTTAGGAAGCAGAGAGATTGAAGGGTTTGCTTTGCGGGATGAAGTCGAAGCGAAAGCACGGGCAATTGATAGTGACTCTGAGAATGCTGATAGAACTATCTTTGATAACTACAGCGTATTACGAGTAATAGATAGATAAGAGATATGCCCCTGTTAGTTAACAGTGTACCGAACCTCATTCAGGGGGTATCTCAACAACCCGACAGTCTGAGACATCCCTCCCAATGCGAGGAACAAATCAACGCCTTTTCTTCTGTTGTTGATGGGTTAGTAAAACGACAAAGCACAGAGTTCGTCGGGAAAATATCAGACGATACATCTAATGCCAGTTCGTTATTCACACACTTCGTAAAGAGAGATGAGGATACAAAGTACTGTGTGACGGTATCGCTGGGCGGTGTGGGTGCGTTTAATCTTTCATTAGGCACACATATACCAGTAGCTGTAACATCTATAGCAGGTAGTTATCTGAGCTTAGGTTCTTCTGTAACAAATCCATTAGCTGACCTACGAGCACTGACGGTAGCTGACTATACATTCCTTGTTAATAAGAAGAAGGTAGTGGAAAAAAGTATAGATGCTTTACAAAAATCCACACCGCCATCGGGTCGTGCTAGTTATGTTTCTTATAACGGTGTTACTTATTTATGTATAGAGGCACACACTTCTACATCCGTTTTTGATTCTACGAAGTGGGAGGAGGTAACAGATACAACAACAAACAACAAATGGTCGGCTAACACAGTTTACTCGACAGGCGTACACGAAGCAATCATCACTGTTAAGTTAGGGGATTACGGTAAGCATTATAGTATATATCTCGATAACTCTTTGATTAATTTTAATTCAAATGCGCTTACTCACGGAGCGGACCATCTAGCGGAACACACTCCAGACGGCGGAGATAGCGAAGCTACCTATAAATCTGGTTCTACGGACGAAGCGAGTCATGCGGATACGACTAGGATAGCTAAAGATTTAAAAGCCTTAATAGAAGATCACGTTACCAACACAACGGGTATAAGTTCTTTAACATTAAATAACACCGCTCCTACTTGGGCAGCTGGCGTTCCGGGGAAAGTTTTACCATTAACAACTGGAGAAGGAAATCGCACTGTTGATATTGTAGTCGACCTCAAGGTAACTTGCACATTAAGCCAAACAGGAGTTAACGACCCCGAATCCACTGCCTTATTGAATATAAACTTTTTAGAAGGAAACATTACTGGTTTTTCTTTTTTAAGAAGAGGTTCTGGATTTAATCCTAACAGCAGTTTACAACAAGAGTTTAGAACATACTACAGGGTTATATATAAAGGACAAGCACGTGACTGGATTGAGAGCAGTACTCGGGTCGACAACACCGTGTTTAATGTAACTCAAGCTTTAGTAACTACCAACAGTGATTTTAATGTTGAAGTAAAAGGATCATTAATAAAACTAAGAAATACTAAAGGTCCTTTTAAAATACGAACAGAAGATGGATTAGCTGACCAAGGACTAGGTGTTGTATATCGAGAGGTAAACAGTATTACAGACTTACCAGCTAAGTGTTACAACAACTTTAGAGTCAAGGTAATAGGCGATGCTGATATAAACCAAGACGATTACTATGTGAGATTTTCCACTAAAGAAAAAGAAGAGTTTGGAGAAGGCACTTGGGTGGAAACAGTTGGTTATTATCAAGACGAATCGCCGGGTAGTATAATGGAAGGGATAGATACATTGCTTGTTAATAGCACCATGCCCGTCACCTTAGTCCCATTCTTTAAGAACGGAGATATTAACGACTTCAGATTACAGACACCTAACGAGCTTTTAATTGTCAAACAAGGGACTACTTACTACCGATTAGATAAAGACCACACAGCGGCTAACAGTAATAAACCGGGAGTAGGTGCTGACTGGCAAGACTTTTGGTCGGAGGTTCCAGACACTACACAAGGGTACTTAGATTGGGAGGCAGATGTGTACTACTACGGACCCAATGAGACGACTAGCGGCAGCGGATGGTCAGGACGATCAGCGGGTGATGACTTCACCAATCCATTTCCTTCATTCGTCGGTAAAACAATAAACGACATCTTCTTCTTTAAGAACCGCTTAGGTATACTTACAGATAGCCATGTTATCTTCAGTGAAGCAGATGAATACTTTAACTTCTTCCGTACTACCACACAGCAGTTACTAGACAGTGCACCGATAGATATCGGACTGAGTCACACAAAAGTAGCAATCCTTAAACACGCTAAAGCATTCCAAGAAAAGCTGATGTTGTTTAGTGATACTTCACAGTTTGTATTGCGTGGTCAAGATGTGTTATCACCTAAGACGGTAGCTATATCTCCAGTCAGTGAGTACGATGTATCCGATCAAGTAGAACCTCTAGCACTAGGTAATTATATATACTTCCCATTTAAGCGGGATAACTACGAAGGGCTGTATGAGTACTTTGTTGATAACAATACAGAGGTATTCACAGCACAGGAAGTAACAGAGCAAGTACCAAGGTACATCCGAAGCAATGTACAAAGGATGGCAGGTTCTCCAATTCAAAGTGTTATCTGCTTAAAGTCAGACCGAGGAACGGAACAGGACACGCTCTATGTATACAAGTACTTTTGGTCAAATAACGAAAAGGTACAGAGTGCATGGCAGAAGTTTGAGTTCGGACATTGCAACAACATTTGTGGTTTTGAATTTATAGATAGTACATTGTATATGCTTAATCATGTGGGAGGCGTCCTGCAATTAGAGCAGTTAAGCTTTGAGGACGGGCATACAGAAACGATACACGGCTTCCATTCGTATAGGGGAGATTTAGGTTATCCTATATTGTTGGACTCTAAGATTGCTCAGGGGCTTAGTACTTATACTACTCAGTCTTACGATGCACTCACTAATAAAACAACTATATCGGATGTAGATATATATGTGCCCGACAGTAACGCAAGTTACGAGCTACAGTTGTGGACGATGAATGGAGCGAAGCATGACATTACAAAAGCATCCGATTCATCTTTTACGGTGGACGGTCCGATATATGATTATGTGTCGTATGAGGGTACGATTTATAAATGCAACTTATCGCACAACTCAGGCTTTTATCCAGAGACTTCAGCTAGCCCAGAGAGGTATAAACCCAGAGGTGCTCGATCGTTTTGGTCGACACTGTCTCCAGCCGATGAATTAGTGCATGATGGAATTACTTACACGGCAGTCACTCCGGGACCAAACTCTGGTTTAAAAGTTACAATTAACCAATCGGCGACGAGTGACTCTATTAGCTACAATAACTCAACTAAAACTCTAGTGATTGCTTTGACTGGTCTTATTACGACTAGAACCCAAGGCGACATTAAAGCGTTATACGATGCCGCTAGTACGGATGTGACTGATGTATTTATTCTTTCTTTCGAGGCTGATCTTTCTACTGGACTTAGCACAGTACTTTCAAATGAGGCGTTAACTGGGGGAGCCGATTCAGACGAAGCTGTTCTTGTTACCTCCGCACCAGAGTGGCAGGAAGATAGGTGGTATCAAGGACCAAATGAATTTGTTATTGGATATGCGTACGGTATGTTATATCGCTTCTCTAAGCAGACCCTCAAGCAACCAACGGAACGTGGAGGACGGACGAAGTCAGACTATACATTCCAAACAATAAGGACGGGGAGCTTGGAGTACGCTGAATCAGGGGCTATGCAAGTGGAAGTATATCCGAAGTTCCGTGACCCAAAGAGGTATCCATTTAATCCTACAAACTTAGGGTCTGATTCAATCATTAACAAGTTCACCCCTGAGAGTGGACACTTTCGTTTTCCCGTACAGACACAATCAGAAGAGTTAAGGTTAGAGGTGAAGAACAGTTCAGCATTGCCACTGAGGTTGTTATCCGCAGAGTTTGAGTCGATGGTAGTATCACGGAGTAGGCGTTATGGAGCTTAGGATAGATGAAGCACAAGCTGATATGGATGCTCCTGATCTGTACGAGGACTTACGGGAGGACGATATGTTAGAGATACTTGGACTTATGAACCACCCACGAGACGCTGTGTATTTGTCTTACGCTTGCAGTACAAAGTGCTTTAGTGTGAAGGATGAGTTCAACTATCTGTACTGCTCATTTGGTGTAGCTCCTATCGAAGGTACTAATATTGGAAGTGCTTGGTTATTAGGCACTAGAAGATTACCAAGTATTAAGAAGTTCTTTTTGAAGCACTCTAAGGAACGCATGGAAGAACTGATGGACGGCTTTGATTATCTCACTAACTTTGTTATGAAGAGTAACACGTTGAGTTATAGGTGGTTGAAGTGGTTGGGGGCAGAGTTTAACGATTGTCACTTGGACGGGTATCTGTCATTTATATTAGAGAGGAAGTAATTATATGTGTTTCTTTGCAGCATTAGGTACAGCTCTTGGAGCATCAGCAGCATCAGCGACCGCTACAGGTATTGCTGCTACATCGGCTGCTATAGGTGCTGCTTCTTCTGGTTTACAGTTCGCAGCTCAAAGGCAGCAAGCAAAAGCCCAACAAAGGTACCAAGCACAAGCAGCAGCAGCTGAACGTCAACGCTTCCAACAAGAACAAACTTCTATGCGTATGCGTCAAGCACACGAGCAAGAGGCAGTCGGGCGTGAACTTGAACAAGTAAGTAAGAAGTCACAAGCTGCACTTGCTAGAGCTAGAGTATCTGCTGGAGAAGCTGGA